CACTCTCACGGACGTTGTGATTACCGCCGACTGGAGGTGCAACGGCACCGAAACCATCGGCACCGGAGACGACGAGAAGACCTACAGCGGCACCTGCTACGGCTCAACGTCGTTCGCTGCGCCCAGCGGTGACTTCACGCCGTACGAGGATCTGACGCAGGATCAGGTTCTCGGATGGTGCTACGCCTCTGGAGTCGATAAGACCGCCATCGAAGCGAACGTCACCGCGCAGATCGAGAACCAGATCAACCCGCCGGTCATCGCTCCGCCGCTGCCGTGGGTGCCGGTGGTTCCTGAGCCGGTTGTTGTTGCGCCTGAAGCTCCCGTTGTCGAAGCTCCTGCCGCATGATCAAGATCGAACTCACACCGCAGCAGTTCAACCAACTCTATGAGCTGCTTGTCATTGGAATGAAGGCCGGCAACGTGACCAACATGAAGGTCGGCCTTCCTCTGGTGGAACTCCTTGAAGCAGCGGCCGCATATTCACAATCCAAGCCCGAGTAACATGGACGCAACCAACCACGGCGGCGGAACAAACGGCCTAGCGGTCTCACTGGCCACATCGGCTGCTGCTACGGGAGCCTCGATGCTCCCCCAGCTCACTGACCAGATTCGTTTCGCGTCCGCCGTGGTTGGCCTCCTGGCCGCCTGCGTTGCCCTGTACAAAGCCCTGAAGAAATGAAAAACACCAAGACCACACTGGCCGGCATCGGTGCCATCCTCGTTGCTGTTGGCGGGGCCATGAAGGCCTTGTTCGACGGTGACCCGACCACCCATCTGGACATCACCACGACCATCGCCGCGGTGACCGCTGGCATCGGCCTCATCTGGGCCAAGGACGCCGAGAAGAAGGCCGAGTGAACTGGATCTACCAGATCCTGAAGGCCCTGCTCGACTGTTTCCGAGAAACACCACCCACCGATGTGCAACATGGCAAAGCTCCCGAGGCCCTCAAGAGCGATCTGGCTGATCGCATTGCTGACCTGCCTGGGCTGCCAGGTGACGAAGGTGGTCCTGGTCCCTTCCGGTGATCCGGTGATGCTGGCCAAGCCGGTCAAGGCCAGCGTTTACGGATTCGACAAGGACAAGAAGCTGGTGGGGCCGTCCAAGGTGACGCTGCCTGCCGGCTGGTACGCACTACCGAAGAACTGATATGGCCCAGCAAATCATCAACATCGGAGCAATCGCCAACGATAACACCGGGGACACCCTCCGCGGTGCCGGGCAGAAGCTAAACGACAACTTCAACGAGATCTACGCCGCCCTGCCTCTGACCGCCCCGTCGACCTGGGTGCCGACGCTGACAGACTCCGGTGGTGGTCGAACCTTTGCGATCACAGTCAACATGGCGCGACACACGGCCATTGGATTCATCGAGACCTTTACGGTCGACCTGACTATTAACTCGGTGAGCGGCGCTGCCACCGGCGATCTTCGACTGAGCCTGCCGGATCCAGTCACCTACGACGCCGCACTGGCCATCTGGCTCGACAACGCCACAAACCAGGCCAAGACCGCGGTGATCGGTAAAGCTGTCGGTGGTACGTCCTACGCCGCTCTGTACCACTACGACAACGGGGACTCGACCAGCCTGGCCGGGCAACTACAGGCAACCAGCCGCATCGTAATCTCCGGCACCTACTTCACCGCCTAAATGACCATCATCGGCTCCAGTCTCCAGCAGGGCATGACGGTACTCCAGCAGATGCTGGGGGCGCCGATGTTCATCTGGGAAGGCTCGTCGATCCGGTGCATCCCGGCCATGGTCACCGATGCCAACACACCGGTGCCCGGTGGATTCCAGGACAACGTAGCATCCCGGATCCTGGTCAAGTTTTCCGACTGGAAGACCTGGGACAGCACCCTGGTCACCATGGACACCACCCTTTACACCCTCGACCAGGGCACCGAGTTCTCCAGGCTGCTCAAGGAGGACGGCTACTACCTACTGCAGGAGAACACCGACCGCATCGCTCTAACCTTCTGCAAGCCTCGGCCGGTGGTCGGTAGGACTCTGGTCTACCAGGGACGCACCTTGCGGATCCTATCCTGCCGGGTGGATGCCTCCGGCGCCTACTACAGCCTGGAACTAGGAGCCAAGACCCGGTGAGGCCTGTCGTCAACATGACGGTCGACTCCAGCAAGTTCGACGCTGCCATGAAGGCATACCTTCTGCAGACGAGCCGTGACCTTCACAAGGCGGTCAACAGCCGATTCTTTTACCTGATGGTCCGGCTGTTTGTCCTGGTGCCGCCTAAGAGCCCGGGCCAGGAGCGCCGGAGGATTGCTGACTATTTAGGGGCACCTGCCGGAAACATAAACAGAAAATCCAAGAAGACTGGCAAGCGCATCGGAACCTCAAGGATTCTTAGGAGAGTCCACCTTATCGTTCAAGCAAAAGCCGCTAAAAACCCAACAGCAAACCTAAACGGAGGCCACGGTCTTTACGGGAAAAGAATGAAAGCAGCAGCCTCGGCGCTGATGAAGAAATCTATCGCATCAGTTGGATATCTCCGGTCCGCCGTGGTAAAATCCATAAGAATCTACAACAGAGGATTCACTCAATTTCAAAGCCCTAAATGGAAACCGCTTTCTAAACCTGCCGGATACAGAGCGCCAAAGAAAACAAACAGCGCTTTAGTTGCAATGGCCAATCAATATGGTCTTCCTGAAGAGAATGTGGGGGTCCACAAAGGAACCGTTGCACACGGTGTGCAGGCTGTCCCAGGATTCAATCCCACCGCTTTTGTTTCAATGCGTACAGGTATTGCGGACAATCAATACAACCGAGTATCTCAAATCTACAACACCGCCATGCAGAAGGCCATGGACGACGAGACAACAGAGATGGTCAACCACATGACCGAGGCCCTCCTAGCTAACGGCAAGGTTTTAGAAGACAACGGAATCTCCATCAAATGAACGCCGTCGCACTCAGAGCAGAGAAGGCTGTGGCCGACTACCTGGCGGCCGCCGACTGGTCGGCCTCCGGCGCCGGTACACCCACCTGCCTGACATCCTACAGCCGCGGCCTATACGACGACCCCGACGAGCAGGACGTCATGCCCAACTTCCCACGCCTGGTAGTCTCGACCAATTCAGCCAGGCCAATGCAGCGCACCGATCTGACCTGTGAGATCGAGATCGCCGTCGAGCTACAGTTATCTGCCGACGACACCGACGAGGCTGCTGTGCTGACCACCGTCCAGGTGCTCGACAATCGGATCCTGCCGCTCTTTGACGAGTCCGGCGCCTCTACCCTGGACGCGCCATCAAACGACGCCAGCGGCCCGTTTACGGCCCAGTTCGCCGCCCCTCTGGACTTTGGGGCATCCTCAATCTCTAATCGGTCCAGGACGTTCACCAGGACCTTCACCCTTTACTGCAGCGCAACCATCTAACCTCAGACACCTATGGCTAACGTACACGGAAATAAATATCTCTTTGGATCACCGGCGACCTTGGCAATGTACGACGCCGCCGGCGCCCTCATTGTCACCGGCTACATCTCGCCCGAGATCGAAAGCTACGACATCACCGGGGAATGCGACACCGAGGAGGTTCGCAACAACAATGGCGAGGTGGTCGGCCACATCACCTACAACAACCGGCTGACCCTGACCGTCAATTTCGTTCCTGTTGGGACCAACGCCACCGCGGCCACCGCTCTTAACGAGCGCCTCTATGGCTGCTCTTTGCCCCAAGGTAATGGCACCGTGGCGATCAGCAACGCTCCAGTGATCAATGTCGCAGGTTACGCCGACGCCATCAACACCGGCAGCGGTGGCCGATGGATCTATGCCGGCGGTGGTTCGATCAAAACCACCCAGACCGGCAAAGCCACCGGCACGATCACTCTGAAGCGCTTCCCGGCGATCAGCGCTGGCGCGGCCACCAACCTGTGACCGCCCTGGCCGACATCCTAAACGCTACATCGAAGCCTTGTCCCATTGTGATGGGGCTTCGCCTGGTGCCTTTTAGTGTTGGCCATGCCCTGCTGCTGCATCGGATGGGTTCACCATTTGTCTATGGTGGCAACGCGTCGGCCCAAGATCTTGTCGAGGTGGCTGTTGTCTGCAGCCAACCGATCTATGAATCGGTCAAGACGATGCGCTCCTGGCTGCGGTGGTTGCCATTGCGGATCATGCGCCAGAAGGTGAAGCAGGCCGATCTCCTGAAGGAATCCAAAGCCGTGCAGAAATGGATTGAAGATCAATCAGACTGCCCCGAGGTGTTACGGTCTCCTGGATCTGGGCAGCGTGCCGCAACCATGCCTTGGCCGGAACGGATCCTGGTCGGCCTGGTAAACATAGGCTTCGACGAGACAACGGTGATCAATATGCCGGTGATTGATGCGGAAAGGCTATTCCTCACCCACGCCGAGATGAACGGCCAGGTCGAGCTCTGGAGCAATGAGCAGGATGCCCTCTGGCGCTACGCTCAGGAACAAAGCACAATCAGGAACTGAAATGGCCATCTTCTCACTCATTGCAAAACTGGGCCTGGACGGCAGCTCATTCGAGGGCGGCCTTAAACGAGCCACCAGCATGACCGACAAATTCAGGTCAAGTGTCGGCGCTCAACTGGGCGGCGCCCTATCGGTGGCAGCCATCGGATCCTTTGCATCAAAGGTGATCGAGACAGCCGACGCCATCGGCGACCTTTCAGAGCAACTCAACATCAGCACCGACGACGTTCAGCGCCTACAAGTGCTCGCAGGCCAAACAGGCGTCTCGTTTGAGGCTATGGCCAAGTCGATCACAAAAGTCAGCCAGGAGCGCCTAAAGGCTATTGAGGAAGGTGGGAAGGCCCGGGAATACTTCAAGACCCTTGGATTTTCTGTTTCCGAGCTTAACGAAAAAAGCCTGTCCAACATCGAACTGATAGAGCGGATGGGACAAGCGCACCAAGGCTCAGGAAAGAGCGCTCAAACACAAGCCGCCATGATTGGTGTGTTGGGTGACGAAGCGTTCAAGGCTGCAGGTGCCATGTCCAAGATAAAGGATCTTGGGCCGATCAATCTCATCACCAAAGAGCAGATTGATGCAGTCGGAAAGATGGCCGACCGCATTGATGAAATGAAGAGGCAGCTTCTCGTTTCAGCTATTCCAACGGTCGGATTTTGGGCCGATGCAACTGAGAGAGCTGCAAAGGACACCGAAGACCTGAAAGACGGCATGGAAGGCATTTTCCAGATACTGATGGGTAAAGGATCTTTTGTTAAGGCAGGCATCCAAGAAGCCTTTGCTTCACCGACAGAGGCAGATCGCCGGTTTGAAGCCTTGCCATTGGAACGTGGTGCTGTCGGTGTTATAAACGCTCGAGCCAAACGCGAAACATCAATGTTCACCGAGGCTGCCGCCCCTGGCTGGGTAAACAGCCTCGTCGGCCAGATTAAGATTCAAACCAACGAGACCCGAGCCGTTCGCGTGAACACCGGAAGAACAGCTCAGGCTGTCGAATAACATGGCAACGATTCAGGGTAACTTAATCGCTCCGACACCGCCTCCGAGCAACACGCCGCTGACCTATGTAGAAGTCAGCCGTGGATACGACAACGTCGGCAATGGGCGGGTTGTCACACTGACATTCAAAGGCCCCAAGGATGCCTTGCGGATCGCATCAGCCCAATGGGTAGCCCTGGGCGCCAAGTACAGCATCCGTGAGGACGGCCCCTATTCAGAAGCCACCGTCACAATCGGCGGCAACTCCTACGACCCAGGCCTTCCGATTGAAGACCAGAGCATCCCGCAGGTGGGTGAACTGGCCGACATCCGCTACGAGTTCAGGACAGATTACCTCGACGTGTCAGTGTTCGCTTTGCCTGCTGTCGACAAGGAGGCAAACTCAACAGGCAACCCGGCGCTTTACCGATTTATCATTGAGACAGCCATCAAGAACGGCGAAAGGCTACCAGGTATTCAGGAAAGCAACATCTCGACTCTGCCGTTAGCCCAGAAGGTCTGGCAGATGCTCTACCGAGGCCAGGACACCTTCCCGACGGCCCGAGTCAGTCTGACCAGGATCGCAACCTTCAGCGGCAACCTCGGGCTACCTCAAGTTCCCAACGGCATACCTCCGGTGTACACCAGGGAGTCATTCGCTTTTAATTGGAACCTTCCGTTCTCAGTGGTCCAAATGCTTCCAAATACCCCAATCGACCCAAACACAGGACAAATTCAGGCGCCAGTTGGCACTGCTTGGGGCTGGAAGCAAACCAACTATTCGACAAGCCTGATCACCAAGACCAACCAGGTCGAACAGGTGATTGCTTGGACCTTTGCCCCTTACGACACTCTCGTTTACCCCTTCTTTTAACCTCAAATAACCCACCTCTATGGCAGACGAAATTCAAATGACCGCCCGGCTGTACGCTTCCAAGAACGGAGCCTACCTGCCCTCAGTAACCTACACCAAGAGCGCCACCATGGTCGGCACCGACATGGGCAGCCAGACTCAGGTGATCGGCCTGACCGTCGAGGCTCTCGACGTGCCGGTCGACGTAAGCAGCCCCTACAAGCTGCTGATCAGCAACCTAGACAACACCAACTATGTCGAACTCGGTTTCGTCAGCGGCACCTACACGATGCGGATCCCGGCCGGTGAGACCTTGCTGATCCCCTACGTCAGCGCCACCCTCTACCTGTTGGCCAACACCTCCGCGGTGACCGTGCAGGCCACCTTCTGCGAGATCTAACCGACCAACCCTATGGCAAACGAAGTCGAGATGAGCGCCCGGCTGTACGCCAGCAAGGGCGGCGCCGTGATCAATTCGCAGTCCTACAGCACGGTGGCCAACATGACTGGCACCGACATGGGGCAACAGACGCAGGTGGTCGGAACGACCGACGAGGCCCTAGACCTCACCGCTGACCTGGGTACGCCCTACCGGCTCCTGGTGGTCAACCTGGATCTAGTCAACCCGGTCTCCATCGGGCCTTCCTCGCCGTACTCGTTCCAGATCCCGGCCGGTCAGTTCATCCTGATCCCTTGGGTCGATGCGACGATGTACGTCAAAGCCTCCAACAGCCCCGTCAAAATCTTCGCCCAGTTCTGCGAGATTTAAGCCATGCCCCTGCAACTGCCATCCAAGCTGTCGGAGCGCGGCCTAAAGGCAGACCATGCCCGGGCCATCAATCAACTGATCGAGGCCGTGCGCCGGGTCCAGTTAGTCGCTGGGCCTGGCCAACGGGTCGAGCAGAATGCCAACGGTACGACGCTGAAGACCGCGGTGGGTTCGACCACGGTGCAGACGGCTGAAGAATCTTGGTTCTACTGACCATGCCCTACGCCCTTGGCAGGCTCGACAAGATGTTCACGGCCTACAACCTGAACAATCTCTACAGCCGATTCGATAAGAAGTGCCAGGCAGCGCTGAACGGCATGGGGCCGCTTTGGGCGAGTTCGCGGTTCTCACCCTTTGCCCAATGGTCGGCGCCATTCCCGTATGGTGTGTGGTACGTCTACCGGAACGACCCGGAGACCGCCCTTAGGCTCAAGGACGATGGTGCCGTACCCAGCCCGAGCATTCCTGGCATCGGCTACTACAGGGACGAGCACAGCCAGGTGGCCGCCCGGATCGAGCTGTCCAAACTGGAAAACAAGCACCTCGATGTGGCTGGCGGCCAGGTCTACGTCGATCACCACAGCACCGTGGGGGATCCGTTCACCTGCGACGTCGGCCCCATCCATTACAGCTTCGAGCTGCTGCGTCGTGAAGTGGCTGGCATTGAGTACGACGTGCACCTGGGCTGGGATCCTGAAGCAGGCTCAGGCCTGACGTCCTACGTCCGCGGCAGCCTAGGTCCATCCGACCCTACACTGCCCCCTGGCCGGATCCACAAGCACAGGCTGGCCGTGGCCGAGATTGCCATTGAGGGCCTGAGCGAATTCCGGATCCTGAACACATACCAGCGTTACGACTGCTGGAGGGTCCACAACTGCGGGACCTCTACCGTGCAGGTGCTACTGCAGTTGCCCGATGGCAGCGCTGACAGGCAGTTCGTTGGTCCTGGAGCCGTCCGAGCCTTCCGACGCCGACAGGACGGCACCTGGGCCACGCGCTGGCCTAACGGTGGCTTCTGTTACCATTTCTTCCCGTACTTCCCGGGAGATGTGCCCTACTTTGCCGAGGGACCACCGAGCTGGCAGGGCGCCAACACATCGGACTTCCTAGCCTTGGAACGATCGGCCCAGGCCAACAACGTGGCCAACCCGTTCATCATGTTCGACTGGTTGCACACGATGGGCGCTCAAATCGACCCAGACGTAGACCACGACGTTCGGCAGGTTTACCCTCAGACTTACGCCGACCCCGGAGACTTCAGGCAGCAACTCGGAGACCTGGTGTTTACCTGGGGACGTGCCCGGGTGCGCTATTATTTCGGATCCAGTGGTGAAATCTCCGAGGAACGACTGGTCAACTTCACGGGTGTTGGAAGCCTGGTGCAACGCCTGGAAGGCCTTGGCATCACCGTGGTGCAGAATGCCAACAGCATCGAACTGACCAGCGACCGCGGCCTGATTGAGATCAGCCCGGTCGATTGCAACATCTTCTGCGATTCAACGGCACCCAGGTGGCAGATCAGCACCACACCGCTGACGATCTCAACGGTTTACCCTCAGGGATTCTGGTCTGCCGGTAACGAGGCCACAATCTTCGACAAGGCCATCGACGTGCGGCGCCGGCTGGCTGTTGAGCAAGGTTTTCTCAACAATTACGACGACGTCCACGACATCACCGAAGACCGAATCGGCCTTCTTAGGCTCACACCTCAAGGGTTGGTTTGCAGCATTGGAAGCCCTATTGGAATCGACGGAAACCTCCTGATTGACTTTGAATCCTACGCCCAATCAGACCAGCTCTACATCAAAAGCCATGACCCAGGTTTCGGTGTAGGCGCTTGGCAAAACTTCTATTTTTCCTCAAGCGATAGCACGGTTTTGATCGGGCCTTCCAAGGTCAACAATATCACCGGACAATGGTTCTACCTGTTCCCGACTAAGATCGGCAGCAACATTGCAACATCGACGCTTCTTTACCAAGGATCAATCAACGCCGCCTTCATTCCGCCAGGAGGGCCCTGGGGCTTTAGCTCAAGCAACTACGATAACGAGCTGATGCGAGCCCAGTTTGGTGATCCTGATCAGCTTGCGACGGCTGGGTTCGAGGCCGACTTTTGGGTGAACAAATGGGGCGGCCCCAATGGCGTCGACGCCTCAGTGCGGATCCCAGGCAGCCCAAACAAAACACCGAAGTTCGCACAAGGGCCGACTGGTCTATTCCAGGCAGGGATCGACGACATATTTAAAGATCGAGAGGGATCTCGTTTTGCCTCGACGGTGCCGCTCCAAACCTCGAACACGGTCGCCACCTACCAGGACAGGCTGACATCCATCAAGTTCGACAACGGAGGCCACATTGACGATGTGTTCGATATTCCCTACCGGCCCCTGCTGATACTGAACAGCGGCCCCGGCAGCGGCCCATTTTTCCACAAGATCCCCAAGTCGGCCTGGCTGTGGAACCTGCTGCAATGGCGCCTCGACTCGTGGACCCGCTCCAACTGCCTCTGCACCATGGACAAGGCCCCCGGGCTGCCCAGCTTCTTTGGCACCGGCTACGAGCCAGACTTTGACTTGGACGCCTGGTATCTCGACCAGGCCGGCTACGATCTCCTGACCGGCTACGGTGTGCAGTGCTTTGCCAGCCAGGACAGTTTCGGCACCGACTACTGGTTCGTCCCGCCGCAGAACCTGCAGACCTGGTGCCGGAAGTTTGGCTTCAGCTCAGGCAACTGGCAGACCGAGAACGGTCAGCCGACAGAGTTTCCTGCGGTCCTAGCCACCCGGGTGAAGCCCTACCGCAGCTACTCGGAACGCGAGACTCAGGTGATCGCCAGTTACTTCGACGCCACCACCAACGATCAGAAGTACCTGACCTTGAGTTTGGTGGATCTCAAGGGAATTTGACCCCTGTTTGACCCCTGCAAACATTGGGTTTTCTTCAAAATCTACAGAAAAACAGTTTTCTCTGTAGACGGAAGGCGAGGCATCGCCCATCTTGATCACGTCGAAAGCAACAGCAGCAAACCAAAGCAAAATATGAGAAACACCACCACCAACGTTCAGTTCAACGCAGTCTGGGATGAGGCCGCCTGCGTCATTGAAGGAGCCTACGTCATTGAGGAGAACGGCTGGTGGAGTTGCGATGGCAAGAGCTGGTACTGCGGCGACGATGACAGCGACTTCCACCATACCACGATCACCTTGGTCGGCGGTCCTGCTGACGGTCAGATCATCAACGATCAGATCTGAAATTCGAACAACACTTTAGGCCCGGGTGGGGCCAATACCACCCAACCAGGGGCGCGACTGGTCAACGCGCAAACAAGCACCACCAAAGCAAACAACAGCAACACTATGAGCAACATACTCTTCCAACCCACCACCTGCATCCACTGCCAAGGCCCCCTGCCTGAAGACCGGGAGATGGGCAACTTCTGCTCGATGCCCTGCTTCGAGGCATTCGATCATTCCAACGGCGACTTGTGCGACTACAAGTCGGGAATGTACATCCGGCCAGCCACAGCCATCGAGGCCGAGGCTA